GCCTTCTTTTGAATTGGTTGCCTCTATTATTGATGAGCTTATTGAAGATACTGATTATGGTAACATTTATGATTATGTTTTCGACGGTGCTAGTGATATTAGTTGTTGGTTTTATGAGGTAGAGAACTATACTCATTTTGAGATGGCACACGGCTATACAAAGATTGTCATTGAAAGCGATAGATTAGGTGATTGGGTTTTGAAAATTCCCATCCTCAACGGGAAAAGAAAAGATTTTTGCGCAATTGAGGCCGCTAATTACAAAGCTGCCTGTGAGGCTGGACTTGAGAGATTTTTTGCTCCCACTTTTTTCTTTGCTGAAATTTCAAATATTCCAGTTTATATTCAGAAAAAAGTTTATTGTTGCGACGGTGATGTTAGTGATAACTTCTATGATTGGACTGCCCGGCAGATGGAAGGAAGTCGCTACGAGTATGATACCGATGATGAATTTGATGATGCCGTTTATGAAGAGGCTTCTAATCTAACCACCCAGAGTTCTTTGCGCGCGATGTTTGAAGAAACAAATGACCTTGAAGACATTGATAAGCTTTATTGTTTTTGTAATAAATTTCATATCAACGACCTTCATTCTGGAAATTACGGTTTTGATAACGGCCGCGCGGTTATTATAGATTTCTCTGGTTTCTAATTTTTAGAGAGGACTAAAGAAAAACCCACTTTAGAATAAGGTTCTATTGATTTCGTCGAAAAGGAGGAAAAATGAAAGTAAGAAAAGTGATTATTGCTTTGATACTTTCTTTTCTTCTCTTCTCTAATACAAGCGCGCACTCCCTCAAAGAGATTGAGACAACGGCACGCGCGCAAATAGCAATTATACAATGTGAACTACTAAAAATTTCAAATAAAATTATTTTGGACGCATTCCAAATTCCAAACGTCCCTGCCAATTGCGAAATGCCAAAAAGTGGGGAAGAAATAGAGAAAGAAGAAAATGAAATTGAAATTCTAGCAAAATTACTGTTTTGTGAAGCGGGCGCGACTTCCTGGGATTGTCAAGTTTACGTTTGTTCTGCCATTCTAAATCTATCAGAATATACTGGACGTTCAATTTGGGATATTGCGCATGATATCAATACTATGGCGGTTGCGCCGTATGTTGATTATGCTAACCCGCTTCCCACGCAGTATGATATAATTGAATATGTGATGGAAGAAGGAAAGATTGAAGGAGTAATGTTCTTTAGAACAAGTTATTATCATCCTTTTGGAACACCAATTTGTTCTATTGATAATGTTTATTTTTCTTCTCCATAAGGAGGGATAATGAATCAAATTATTTTACCTCATGGTAATGGCGCGCCAGGTGTTTCAAATTTGCCAGAGTATGGTCTTGGCGTAGATACAAAAAATTTTTTGCTCTACTATAGAAAAAATAATGAAATAGTACCAATCAACGCGCCTGCGCAAATTTTTATCTCAGGGAGTGAACCAACTGGCGATAAAGATATGATTTGGTTTGATGATAGCGCGCAAGAAGAAATTTACTTTATGAAAATAAAGAGGAAGGGAGCTTCAGAATGGTTTACCCCGCTGACTGATTTGGTTAGTGGGACTTCTGGAATTTTGAGAATAAACAAAGGTGGAACTGGTAAGAGTTCTTGGACTCAAGGTCAGATAGTTTATTCTCCTAATGGAAGTTCTCTTGGACAAATTCCAAATGAAGCTGGTGCGCTATATTGTGATGGTTCAAAGCCGCCTAAGTTTGGAACTTTGCCTATTATAAGAGGAGGCACTGGTGCAACTTCTAAAAGTGGCGCGCAGAAAAATCTAGGAATTCAATATGGCACAGCCAGTATTACAACCAAAACCTCTGGTTCTAATTCTACTGTTAGTGTAACTTTTCCAACTGCATTTTCCTCTATACCAAAAGTTATTGTCAGCCAAGTATTCAATGATAAAAATATTGTGATACTAAAAGACAATATTAGTGCTACAAGTTTTACTGCTATTCTTGAAAGTGGTTTTTCTAGTGTAGTAACTAGGGAATTTGATTGGTTAGCAATCTCAACATAAGTTCGAAAGGAGGCGAGAAAAATTTCTACTTCAACTACGCCCTCTAATTTGGTAATAAACAAATTTCCAAATAGAGAAGTTTATGAAAAGATAAAAGAAAAGGGGAGTCTTGGCGCGGATGACGTAAATGTCTTGGAGGATTATCCTGGACTGGAATGGAAGGGAGAATATTCTTCTACTGCAACTTATGTCAAAGGTGATATTGTCTATTACGAGAATATGCTCTATGTAATGGTTAGTGCAAGTGTAATTGGCGCAATTCCAGGAATCGATAATGATTGGATAGATTTTGCTAAGCGCTCTGTTACTAGTTCTGATGTTACAAACGCTCTTGGTTTTACTCCAGCGGATAGCACAAAAGTATTGCCTTTGAGTGGTGGCACTTTGACAGGCAATTTGACTGGCAAGTATATTATTGGAACTTGGCTTCAAGCTACTGACACAGGTCACTTAGCTACCACGCCGACAAAAATTCCAGTTTTTGATGACAAAGGATGGATTTATTATAGAACTCCAGCAGAGATTCTAAAAGACATTGGAGCAAGTTCTGGCTATACGCTGACCGAGGCCGATAAGACGGAGATCGCTGGTAAGGTCGTAGCCGACGGGACAGAATTCACGCTTTCAGACTTTCCGACGGCGCTGAAAAACCCCAAAGCGCTGACGTTTACGGGCGCGGCGACGGGGACGTATGACGGATCTGAGGCGCTGACGGTTAACATCCCTTCGGGCGGGGCTTCCGGCTCCGGCGGAGCACTCAAGGCGATGAGCGCCGTGGGCGGGTACATCGGCATCCCTGCGGCGGAGCTGCCGGAAAACGGCGTGGTGTGGATGTGCTTCGGCTCCGGCAACAGCACGGAGCTGTATACCGGCACGGTGACGATCCAGGATGCCGGGATCGCAGTTAACGATATGCTTGTGATCACAAACGGGATAGTAAACCCGCTCAATCAGGTATCGTGGGTCAGCGATGGCCTCGCGGTATACGGCCTGTCGACAAATGACTACCGGGGCGTGTACATGGTTACGGACGGATAGGAGGGGACAATGGCTACTAAGGTGCTGGTAAAGGATGGGAAGCTTGCGACGTATGGGGGGAAGGTCGTGAAGGTGGAGGCGACGGGCGCGGAGGCTATCGAGTGGCATCAGTGTCCAGAAGCCGTCCGAAACTTTCTTGCCAATGTGACCTACGACCCCAGCGACTACAACACGTCTCAAATCGCCAATTATGCGCCAGCGACAGCAGTTGTGAGCAATTACAAGCCCATCGGGCAGACGGTTGGCGGTGTGACGCGCTACAATGAGGAACCGAACGTTCTGGCGCCTTTCGCGTCAGGCGGAAAAGCCGGAACGCTCAAACCGCTGGATGCCTTGCGTTGGATACGCACATCGGCTGGGGCAACCGCTTGGAACGTGCGTGACCTTGGCGGATGGGCATGTGACGGCGGTACGGTAAGGTATGGCTTGCTGTTTCGCGGCGGAAAGCTGGATGTGGCTGACCGGGCCGTGCTCGTCGGCGAGCTGGGCATCCAGCATGATCTTGATCTCCGTGGCCGTGAAGGCGGGGGAGCGGACGACGAGCCGAGCATGACAGCCTCCCCGCTGGGCGGCGACGTGTGGTACACACGCACACAGCAGTATGCATGGTACGCTCTGACGCCGGTAGCGACATGGCAGGCTTACCTTCGCTGCGTGATCGACGCAGTGACGCATCGGGAGCCGGTATATTTCCACTGCACCGCCGGTGCAGATCGTACCGGGACGCTGGCCTGCGTGTTGGAGGGGCTGCTCGGCATGAGTCAATCGGACATCGACAAGGACTATGAGCTGACTACATTTTATTCCGGCTCCGGGTCCGATGCGACTGCACGGAGGCGCAATGAATCAGACTGGAAGGGGCTTATCAATGCGATCAACGCCGTTTCCGGCGGAACATTCCGCGACAAATGCGTCCGTTTTGCCGTGGGAACGTGCGGGATGTCGATGGCCGATATCAACGCTTACCGCGCGGCTATGATCAGCGGAACGCCCGAGACGCTGCACTGGTATCAGACGATCACCAAAAATCTCACAGGCTGCACAATCAGCAACGCCGCGTCTCAGGTGGATTACGGCGAGGCATACACCGCGACCATCACGCCGGAAAGCGGAAAGACGATCACGTCCGTAGTGGTCAAAATGGGAGGTGTGGATATTACGGCCACGGCTTATACGGCCAACAGCGGTGCAATCAACATCGCCAAGGTAACGGGGGCAGTTACGATCACGGCGGCGGCATCTGCACCGTCTGTGACTTATACCATCACGCGGAATCTCACCAATTGCGCATCGTCCAACACGGCGGATACCATCGCCGAAGGCGCGGCCTACACCACGACGCTATCCCCGACGGGTACGTATAAAAAGCTGGGTGCGATCACCGTCACAATGGGCGGTACGGACATTTCCGCGTCTGCGGTTTCCGGCAGCACGATCACAATTTCCAAGGTAACGGGCAACATCGTGATTACATGCGCGGCAGCGATCACGAATATCATTGATACCATCGGAATATCTGCGGATACGCGGCTGAGTACGTCGAGTGGTGCGAACAGAACGCAGGTAGGATATGCGGCTATCGGCGCGAACATGGACGCATCGAGCCTGATCCATCTGAAAGCGGGAGATACGCTCCGCATCAAGGGCGCAAGCCTCCCTGCGTCGAATGATAGTTACAGTGCAATCGCGTTGCACAATGCAAGCGGAACGTTCAGCACATCGACATATCTGCACAGCGGGCTTACTTGGAACGGCATGACGTTTAACAATGTCGGAGATAGCGTTGTTGTAACTGCTGTTGGCGAACATTATTTCCGCGTTTCTGTGATTTGCACTGATGCTTCGAAGATTGTGGCAACAATTAACGAGGCGATCGAGTAAGGAGGTAGCAGCATGATCTATTTTGAACCGGGAATGTGGATCGAGGAATAAAATGATATACAAAATATCTTCTCTCCAAAATTTGAAAAATTCTCAAAACTATGCTATACTATCTATAGAAAATAAAAGAAGAAAGGAGTGTGAAAAACTTGGCAAAAGCTAGTGACATTATAAAACTCGCAAAAACTTACGTCGGAACAAAAGAGTCTCCCGCAAATTCTAACAACGTAGTGTTCAATACTCACTACTATGGCCGCGAAGTATATGATGGCCTGTGGGGCTGCTCATTCCCTTGGTGCGCTACGTTTGTTTGGGACATCTTCCGAATGGCCGGAGCTTCTAGTCTTTTCTATTATGGAAAGAAAACTGCCAGTTGCTTCGCTATCCAATCATGGGGTCAGCAACAAAAACTCCAAGTCGGTCGAGATGGTGGCCAATGCGGTGACATCGTTCTTTTTGACTGGAATGCTAATGCCCAACCTGACCATGTTGGGCTTATTATTTCTCATAATGACGATGGTTCTTATCAAACGATTGAAGGCAATACTTCGGTTACTAGTAATTCAAACGGTGGCGAAGTCCAAATTAGAACTCGCCCCAAGTCTTGTATTATGATGATTATTCGACCGAAATATGAACCAGAGACTTCTAATCCGACCCCAACACCAGTAAAGGAGGAAAAAGTAAACGTGGAACTACCAGTCCTAAAGAAAGGCAGCAGCAATAAGTCTGTTCACGCCGCGATGGTTCTAATGAAGGAAAAGGGATATTATCCATATACAATTCCTGCTTGGGACAATCTTTTTGGCGCGAAGATGGAAGAAGGCGTAAAAAGGATGCAAAGAGAGCATAATCTTGGCGTTGATGGCATCATCGGCGCGAATTCCTGGAACTTCCTTCTAAAGTAAATATAGAAAAGCCCCGAAGACTTAGTTGTCTTCGGGGTTTATTTTGTTCCATAGCTCTTCCATTTTTTCTGCACAGCAATAATCAACCCAAAACCAATGGAAGATTAGCTCAATTACGTGTTCTGTGTCAGGAAAATTTTCAGCAACTCGACGCACCATTTGATCTGCGAATTCCTCTATTGGAGTATCATAGAGATTTAGATGAGTTTCGTTTGCTACGCACTCTATCCAAAGGTAGAAAGAATAAATGTCTTGGATAATGGAGAAAAATTGGTCTTTTTTCATTTGTTTTCCTCGGTAGAAGAAGTTTGGTTCGGAATTTCAATTATGATGTTTTGAGGTCCTTGAGCAGGATTGGCATATGGTTCAAATGTATAAGTTTCTTCTCCTACTTTTATAGTCAAAGTATTGGTTGCTGGTGCTGCGGTAGTTCCTATACTTGGATAAGTACCATGTATCCATTTATCATCTTCAAGAGTGTGAATCATATACATAATGCCCCGATCTGCAAGACCATGTATAAAATGAAGTTTCCAACATTTATAATGCATAAAATTGAATCCTTCACTTCCAATTTCATATTGGTTTTCTTGAATATCAACAAAAACCCACCAGTCCTCTAAGCGGTCTGTCCCTACCAAAAATCCCATTCTTTTTAGATTGCTCATAGCAGTTAGGTTTTCGTCGACAGAGCCTCCATCCTTTGGAGTTTGTTTAAAAAAGATTTGATACACACGTAGAGGAGGATTGAAATGAAGACGATAAAGACCACTGTGCTGAAACATTTCAGGATAGATTTGATAACGTCCACCGGCAATATGGTTTGGGTCTGAACTCCAAGGTATTACGTCGCTACATGGTACGTCCATTTCATAAATCCCAACATCTTCAATCAAATTTTTCAAAATTGTAGGATTCGTATTCCCAGGTGTTTCCATAACATAGTCAATAATATCTTGTGTTGCCATTATGTCGCATCGGCCTCCGTCCAAGTTTTTATTGTAATTGTCGCGCCGCCTCCACTAGAGGAACCGGGCGCGGTATAGAGTAGACCATTTGCATCTACTCCAACAGATTGTGTCATTGTGTCAGTTTTTTCAACTGGTTTTACTCCTCCTAGAACAGATGCAGATGCTATTGGTAGAGTATAGTCCGCTGGAACTTTTGTTATTTGGTCAAGAATAGATTTATTAGAGTGAGAGTGGCGCGCTGTTGTATTTGCATTGACGTCGGTTGTTGTGGGTACAGTGATTGTTTTTTCTTCACTGCCGTCATAGATTGTAGTAGCCGCGCCTTGGATTACTTTCATAGAGTAGGGATTTTTTAGAGAAGTTGGTATTTGAGTGTTCTCTAGTCCGATAATTGCGTCTTGAATCTCGTTGAGATTTTGCGCGGTTATTGCTGTCTCGCGTGAAACATATGTTCGTTTTGTAAGTGCCATTTTAGATAAAATCACCTCACAGATAATTTCTCTCTTTTGGAAGTAGAAAATTATCTGTGAGGCTTGACATTTTAGGCTTCGGTGACTCCAGTTGCGGTTAGAGCGCCAGTATCATCAACTGTTATTTTGAATTTTTTAGTGGAATTAGGCGTTGAGGAGGAGATTAGGATTCCATCATAGACGTGCGCAGCAGTGATATAGTTACTATCATTTTCAAGCTTAGATATTTTTGAGGGTGTATGGTCATCAACATATTTCTTAGTAGCAGGATGGTAGTCTGCCGTCGGGGTGAAAGCTGCCGTGTTGGTAGTTGTGAGAACATCGACTGCTTTCCAAGAAATCGGTTTGTGATTATCCCATGCTTGGACTGATAAAATAGAACCAGTTTTTATGTCACTGTCATTGAGTACATTAAAAATG